TGAGAACGCCGGTGGCGAAGAGGCCACAACGACAACAAGCAGCGTTATTGTTGGTGCTAGTGCCGGATCCGAAGCAACAGGAGATAACATAATCCTTTTGGGGTCTGGGGCTGACCCATCCGTAGATGCGGCTACAAACGAGATTACCCTTGGGAACAATTTTATTACGACACTTCGTTGTAATGTGACTACGATTACAAGTTTGTCTGATGCAAGAGACAAGGTGGACATAAAACCAATTTTGGCTGGGCTGGACTTTGTTAATGAATTGAATCCCATATCTTTTGTTTGGAACTCAAGAGATGGCTCTAAGGTTGGGCAACCAGACACGGGCTTTGTTGCCCAAGAGTTGAAATTTGCCCAAGAAAAACTTGGCATTGAAATCCCACACTTGGTTTTGGAAAGCAACCCAGACAGACTAGAGGCGGGTTATTCGAAGTTGTTACCTGTAATGGTTCAGGCCATTAAAGAACTGTCTGGGAAAATTAAAGAACTAGAGAAAGCACTGGAGAACAGAAATGACTAACGAACTAACCCCCGAAGAGATCACACAGAACTACAATGCTTGCCTTGATAGCGTTTGGCTGATTAACCGAGCGATTGCTAACCCGGCACAATATACAAGCGACCCGACCGTGATAGAAAGAAATGTTAAGCACCTTGAGACAATGCGTCGGCAGACCTATTGGACAACAGAAGACATGACTCCGATTGACGATGCCATTGCAGCAGGTAATGCAGCATTAGACATATGAGTCATTCACTTCCAAATACTTTCTTTATAAATAGAGTAAACAAGCCTTTATTGAGGGGAAGTCATGGCTCAGCCTACTACAAGAAAAGAGTTTACAGAATGGTGTCTCAGAAAACTAGGTAAACCAGTCATTGAAATCAATGTTGACATTGACCAAGTTGATGATCGTATTGACGAAGCACTTGCTTACTACTACGACTATCACTTTGACGGTACCGAGAAAATCTTTCTGAAACATCAGATTACAGACACTGATAAGCAAAATGGTTACATCACAATACCAGAGAACATTATTGGTGTTGTGAACATTTTCAATCTATCATCTTCCGCTGCATTTTCTAATAACATGTTCAGCGCACAGTACCAGTTTATTCTAAATCATGTTCATGAGTTGTCTGATTATAATCTGATTCACTTCTACATGTCAATGCAACACCTTCAGTTTATGGAAGAGATTCTAACAGGTATGCAGCCTATTAGATACAATCGCCATGTGAACAAACTACACATTGACACAGAATGGGGCAATCTAAACACAGGTGACTACATTGTAGCAGAGTGTTATTCTATTGTTGATCCCACGACTTACACTGATGTTTGGAAAGATCGTTGGCTTCAGAACTATGCGACAGCTAAGATCAAGTATCAGTGGGGGACAAACCTAACGAAGTTCAATGGTATGCAGTTGCCTGGTGGTGTCACGTTCAACGGAGAGCAGATTTTGCAAGACGCAAGGGAAGAGATTAGACAGTTAGAAGAAGACATGATTTCTAGCTACAGTCTTCCTGTCCACGACATGATCGGCTGAGGTGAACCATGGCGGTAAATTTCTATTTCAACAACTTCACCAACTCTTCAGAACAAGAACTCATAGAGGATCTTATCATAGAGTCTATCCGCATTTATGGTATAGATACATGGTACATCAAACGCACGATTGGTGCAAGGGATGAGTTGCTAAACGAAGACGATCTACCTGTTTATAGTTCTGCTAACATGGTAGAAATGTACATCAAAGAGATTGACGGATTTGGTGGAGAGGGTGACTTCTTATCTAAGTTCGGTCTACAGATTCGCGACTCAGTTACACTCACGATTGCTATGAGAACTTTCAACAAAGAAGTCGGTGAGTATAATGAAGATGTGAGACCATTTGAAGGCGATCTAATCTATCTACCACTGAACAATAAGCTGTTCAAGATTATGCACGTTGAACACGAGGCGATCTTCTATCAGATGGGAAGTCTTCAAACTTACGATCTCAGATGTGAGTTATTTGAGTACAGCAACGAAAGATTCCAGACTGGTGTTGATGAGATTGATGAGATTCTTGCTGGCTATGTTACGACAAGTAGCATTGAAGCATCCGATCTTGAAGACGTTGATCTATTCGCGGACAACTTCACGATACAACAAGAGGCTGATGGAATCGTTGATTGGTCTGAAGCTAATCCGTTTGGAGAGTTATAATGTACGGTACACAGTTTTACAATCAAACAACACGAAGACTAGTGGCCACTTTTGGCACACTTTTCAATAACATTATTATAACAAGAGACGATAACTCTGGAACAGAGATTCAGAGAATGAAGGTGCCTATTCACTATGCGCCTTATCAAAAGATTCTGGCAAGACTTGACGGCGACCCCAATCTTTCTGCACCTGCTATGACACTGCCTAGAATGTCATTTGAGATTACAGATATTTCATACAATCCAGAAAGAAAGTTGCCATCACTTCATAGAATCTCCAAGTCTACTCCTGGCAATAATGACGCCCTGACATACAGATACAATCCTTCGCCTTATGATCTAAACTTTCAGTTGAACATTATGGCGAAGTATCATGAAGATGGTCTAAAGATTATAGAACAAATCATACCGTATTTCAAGCCTGACGTAACGGTATCAGCAAAGTTAGTTGATGACATTGATACATACTTTGACATACCTATTGTTCTGAATGACGTGTCAATGGAAGACACCTACGAGAATGACTTTCAGACTAGAAGAGTGATCATTTGGACGCTCAACTTTACACTGAAGGGTTACTATTTTGGTCCAAGTTCAACCAAGAAGATTATCAAGTTTGTTGATGTAAACTTCTATGACAGAATAGAAAATGATGCTGACATAGTTGAGTCTATAAACGTTCAACCTGGTCTGACTGCTAATGGTGAACCGACGACAGACATAAATGAGACTATACCATACCTAGACATTGATGTTGATGATGACTGGGCTTACATTGTAAGGATTGTTGATGAGTGATAAAAAGATTGAAGATTCGCTAGGCATCGCGCCAGCTCCTATAGAAGGTGAAATAGTATCAGAAACTCCTGCTAAAAGATCGGCGATAGACGAAAATAGCGATAATGATTATCAATACGCAAGAGAAAACTTCTATTCAGTTATTGAACATGGATCAAAGGCTCTTGAAGAAATGATGGACCTGGCACGCGCGAGTGAGCATCCACGCGCGTATGAAGTCGTTTCTACTCTTATGAAAACACTTGTTGACGCTAACAAAGATTTGGTTGCTATGAATAAAGACAGAAAGTCTGAACAAGCGCCAGAAGAAAAGCAACAGGTCACTAATAACAATCTTTTCGTTGGTAGTACAAGCGAACTCCAAAAAATGCTAAAAGAAATGAGATCACAAGATGATGGACCAGACGACGAATAAGATAAAGGGGTATCTCGGTAATACCAACATCAAGGGTAAAGGAGCAGAGATACAATACACTCCTGAAATGGTCAAGGAGTTTATAAAGTGTTCAAACGACCCCATTTACTTTGCTGAGAAGTACATCAAGATCGTACATGTAGATCATGGTCTTATCCCTATTAGAATGTACGACTATCAAAAAGAGATTGCCGAAAAGATTACTAACAATCGTAGAGTTGCGGTAAACACTTCACGTCAGGCTGGTAAAACAACAACGGCTGTGGCCATCATTCTTCATTATGTTCTGTTCAATGACCACAAGACAGTGGCACTACTTGCAAACAAGGGTGATGCCGCAAGAGAGATTTTAGACAGAATCAAAATCGCATACGAAGCATTACCCAAGTGGATTCAACAAGGTGTGGTTGAATGGAATAAAGGTTCTGTTGAGTTTGAAAACGGTTGTAAGATTATCGCTGGCGCAACTTCTTCAAGTGCGATTCGTGGTAAATCTATTTCATTTCTATACATTGATGAAACGGCATTCGTTGAAAACTGGGACGAGTTCTTTGCTTCTGTTTTTCCAACCATTTCATCTGGTAAGACTACAAAGATTCTATTCACATCTACACCAAATGGCTTGAATCATTTCTATAAGACGTGTGAAGGTGCTAAAGAAGAGAAGAACGGTTATAAATACATTGAAGTCCCTTGGTGGAAAGTGCCAGGGCGAGATGAAGAGTGGAAGCGCGAGACACTTGAGGGTATGGACTTTGACATGGAGAAGTTCACCCAAGAGTTTGAATGTGCGTTCTTAGGTAGTTCTGGTACACTTATTGATGGTTCTAAGCTAAAACAACTTGTTATCAGAGAGCCTATCTTTGAAAGAGATAAGATAAAACAATACGAAAAGCCAGAAAAAGATCACATCTACGTCTGTATTGTTGACGTTTCTCGCGGGAAAGGTCTAGACTATTCGGCATTTCAAATCATTGACATAACAAAAATGCCTTATCGTCAAGTGTGTACATTTAGAGACAACATGGTAACACCTATTGACTATGCGCAAATAATACACATGTGCCACAAGCTATACAATGATGCTTACATTCTTGTTGAAGTGAATGACATTGGTGAACAAGTCTCTGAGACACTTCATTATGAGTTTGAAGTTGAAGCATTACTTTACACAGAATCTGCTGGCCGCGCTGGAAAAAAGATTTCGTCTGGCTTTGGACGAAACTCTGATAAAGGTATCAGAACAACAAAATCTGTCAAGGCTGTTGGTTGTAACATGCTAAAAATGTTGATTGAACAAGATCAGATGATTGTAAACGACTTTCAAACGATTCAAGAACTTTCAACATTCTCCAGAAAAGGTATTTCATACGAAGCTGAATCTGGCTGTAATGATGATTTGGTTATGTGTCTTGTTTTATTTGGGTGGCTAACAGATCAGGGCTTCTTCAAAGAACTCACTGACATAAATACCCTAAGCAGATTGAAACAAAGATCAGAAGAAGAAATTTATGAAGAAATGTTGCCTGTCGGATTCAATGATTATGATCTAGATGAAGATACGACTTTTGAGATAAACAATGCTAGAGATAATTGGATGTTCTAATGAGATGCTTATTTTTATAAATAAGTTAGAGTTGAAAATCCAACCTAACCATAAGGAGAAGTAAAAAATGCCTTTTTCAATTAGCCCAGGCGTCAACGTTAGTGAGATTGATCTAACTACAGTGGTTCCAGGTGTCGCAACTACAGAAGGTGCGATTGCTGGTGTATTTAGATGGGGTCCTACTAATGAGCGCGTCTTAGTAAGCAATGAAGTAGAGCTTGCTAACACATTCGGTAAACCAACAACTGACAACTATGAAACATTCTTCACAGCCGCAAACTTTCTAGGCTACAGTGATGCGCTATACGTTACACGAGTAACAGCCAATGCTGCTGTTGCTGATGCAAATGGTGCGTTTGAAGCTGCTTACGAAGGTGAACTAGGTAACTCACTTGCTGTTGCTTATGTAACATCCGCTTCTGAGTTCAACGGTGCAGCTTCTACATACGCTATTGACATTGATGCGTCAAGTGCATCTGGTACAGTCAGTGGTTCTGACGACGATCTAAACGAGATTGAAGTCGGTGACGTTCTAGTTGTAAACAACCAAGAACTAAGAATCACCTCTATCGGTTCTATCGCAAACAATGCTGGCACATACACTGCAACAGTAACATTCAACACAAAGTACATTGCTGTTGAAGATGCTGCAAACACATCATTTGATGTGAAGTGGGGCTGGTCTAGCTTCTTTGAAGCAGCGCCAGGTACAAACGAACTACACATCGTTGTTTATGATGAAGGTGGCGAGTTCACTGGTGAAGCTGGTACGATTCTTGAGACTTACTCAAACCTATCCACAGTAGCTGGTACAAAGTTCTTTGACGGTACTACAGCATACGTAAACGATGCTCTTACACAGAGATCAGCTTACATCCGCAGAACAGCAGGCACTCTAGCTGCAAAAGGCTATGAGAGCTTTGTTGGTGGTGACGACGGTGCAACAGAATCAACAATCCCTGTTGGTACTCTTGCTGCTGGTTACGATCTTTACCAGACTGCTGACGAAGTTGACGTTTCTCTAATCCTTCAGGGTTACCCAAGAGAAGATGCGTTTGCTAACTATCTGATTGACAACATTGCAGAAAAGCGCCGCGATTGCGTTGTGTTCATCACACCAAACGTAACACCAGGAAGCTACACAGCACAGCAACTTGTGACCGCTGTTGCTGGTATTTCAGCGTCTTCTTACGCAGTTGTTGACTCTGGCTTCAAGTACCAGTACGACAAGTACAATGACGTTTATCGTTGGGTACCACTAAACGGTGACGTTGCTGGTCTTTGCGCAAGAACAGACGACAACCGTGATCCTTGGTACTCCCCTGCTGGCTACAACAGAGGCTTCATCAAGAACGTTGTGAAACTTTCTCTAAACCCAACAA